GATCTTTAAGTAGAAAGGATGAGCAGTTATATCTTGAATATGTTGACTTAAGAATGGCAATGCAACTTAATACTTTTATTGGACAATGCTTTGAGCAATATGCAAAGTATTATCAGGGCATTGTTCAAGACAGTGATCCAGTTTCTTCGTGGTCAACTAAAGTTCAAAAGACGGTAGCAGGCGGTGGTTATCACAAGTGGCATTGTGAGAATGGTGTGTTTATGTATAGAGATCGTGTTTTAACTTGGATGGTATATCTTAATGACATTCCATTAGAAAACGGAGGAGCAACGGAATTTCTATATCAAAAACTAGCACTCAACCCAAAAAAAGGTACAGTAGTTCTTTGGCCAGCAGCGTATACTCATATGCATAGGGGTGGATTTTTGACTGGACCTATTGATAAATACATTGCAACAGGTTGGTTTCTTAGAGAACCTGGAAATGTTAGTAGTAAAGTCCTCTCTGAATTGTGATCATATACACATGTATTACTAATGGATATGATAGAATTTCTGAAGAAAACTATTATGATCCTGATATTAGATATGTGTGTTTTTATGATGGAGAACTAGAAAAAATTGGAGACTGGGAATTCATTAAACTAAATCTAAACATTGAATGCCCAGTCAGAAGATCATATCATCCAAAGCATCTCCCACATCATTATTTTGGTGTGGGAGAATATACTATGTGGATTGATGGATCTTATACGATCACAAAAGAATTAGTTGATAAATTTAAAACAGAATTTATTAAACATGAATTGATTTTACAACGCCATCCAGCAGAAAGAAATTTATTAGAGGAAATAAGTAAACTTTATTACCGTGGATTTTCTTCTGATCGGGAGTGTTTAGATCTTGCTCATAAAATAAAAAATAGTGGATATATGATTAGAGAATATGAGCAAACAATCAATTGCGTTGTCTACAGAAAACTTACAATAAAAACAATTGAATGGTCGGAAGCGTGGAGAAAGTGGTATGATCTTGGTGTAAATCGAGATCAGATATCTAGTGCTATGGCAGAGTGGGAAGTTATGAAAGCGGATCGTATAGATCTTCTTATCGACATTAAAAATACTACTAGAGTAAAAGACTACTCCGAAAGTTATAAGTTATTGGATAAACCAAATACATTACAATTTAAAGAATTTATTTCTAAGTTATGTAAAATATTTAATGTCCGTCAAAAAGTTTTTATCGATAAAAATAAAATGTTAGATCAAAAAGAACTTGCGTTCTATAAACATCCTGGGTTTGAAGGAAACCCTGTAGATAAAAGCAAGATGGTGATTTACACATGCATTACTAATGGGTATGATGTATTTCCTGAGGAAAATTATTATGATCCTGATATTAGATACGTCTGTTTTCATGATGGAACTATAGACACAACTATTGGTCCATGGGAATATATTGATATCCGAGAATACTGTAATATTAAATGTCCTCGTCGGTTATCTTTCTATCCAAAAGCTAACCCACACTTATTTTTTCCTGATGGAACACATACAGTATGGATCGATGGATGTTATGTCCATACAAAAGAGTTTATAGAAAACACATTGTATTGTTTCCCTTTCACAATGCTTAGACATGCGTCTAGATTTTCTTACTATGATGAAATGTTAGAAGGATTTCTATGTGCTTTCTTCAGTTACGAAGACGGAATTAAACTAACAAAAATTTTGAAGGAGGATAATTATGATTTCAGAAAATATTCAAGTCCACTTGGAACAATAGTTTGGAGAACTATAACTGAAGAAATAAAATTATTCGATGATATTTGGTATCAGTATTCTTTGATTGGATCTAATCGAGATCAAGTAGCATTTGATGCTGCTCTTCAATTTACTGACATTAAACCTTTTGTTTTTGAAGATAGAAATAATTCTGGTGTTCCTTTAGGGTTTTTTAACAAAAAAGGAAGACGTGGGATGCATCCTCAAAATGGAAATAAATTGCAGCATTTAAGAAGAGAACAATTTCTGGACGACATGAAAAAAATTACAGGGTTGAGTAAGAAGATATATACTAATTATCCTGACCATGCATTTTATATGGGAGTGTATAACATATTATGATCATCTATACATCTATTACTAATGGTTACTGTGAATTGCCTGAAATTGAAGATTTAGGGCATCAATATATTTGTTTTCATGATGGTACAGTTGAAGTAAAATCACCATGGGAACTTAGAGAAATTAAATATCAACACGATGATCCTGTAGTTCTTTCCCGACATCCAAAAATTTTGTTTCATGAATATTTTGATGAACCTTGCGTTTATGTTGATGCATCTAGATTGCATTTAATAAACAACAAAGAGTTTTTTGATGCATCTGAAACAATTTTAAGAAAGAAAAAACTTTTTGTTTTAGAGCACCCAGAACAGCATAATTATTTTGAAGAGTGTCTAGAATATTATATACGTGGATGGGTTGATGACGATAAACTTAGTAACTTTACAGAATATTTGCAGAATTGTGGATATGATTTTTTAAACCACGAAACAATTTTTGCGTGTTTGTTATGGAGAAAACCGACAGAAGAAACTATTCATTGGTCTAAATTGTGGTGGGAAATGTATGAAAAGTGTGGACCAAGAGATCAACTATCAGGGTCATGCTCACTTAAATTATCTAAAATTGGATATACTGCACAACATCCTGTCTCCATAATATCAAAATTTGCTTTCTATCGAGATTGGTGGTATAACCTTATTGGTGGATCTGGAGATTATAGTAGAACTACTACGAATAGTGATTGGAAATTATTTTTAGACAATCTGTCATCCTTATCTAAAATTGATTGTAAGTCAAAAATAGATTTAAATAATTTACGTTACTTAACTGGATCAGGATTTTCTGAGATTTATAATTCAATGCTTTCTGAGGGAATATGTAATGATATTCCTAAATCTAAAAAACAACAGAAAAATTATCAGACCCATGAACAAGCACTGAAAGAATTTGATTTAAGAAAAAATTATGATTTTATAATTTATAGCTGTATTACAAATGGTTATGATAATATTCCAGAAGATAACTATTACGATCCAAGAGTTAAGTATGTAATGTTTCATGATGGCACAATAGATACAACTATTGGTCCATGGGAATATGTTGATGTTAGAACTTATTGTGATTTGGAATGTCCTAGAAGATTATCTTCTTTTCCAAAGATAAATCCACATAAGTTATTTGACGTTGGGGAAAATACTGTTTGGATTGATGCTTGCTATATTCAAACTAAAGATTTTGTCGATTTTTGTAGAAAGATGTTCCCAACTGATGTTGCAACATTGCAGCATTGTTATGAGTTTAATTATTATGACGAAATGCTTGAGGGATTTTTATGTGAATTTTTCTCATATGAAGATGGTGTTGAGTTGACTAAAAAGTTAGCAGAAAATTCATACAACTTTAAAAATTATATAAGTCCTTGTTGCACAATAATTTGGAGAACGATAAAGAATACTAAAACTTTTATGGATTTTTGTGATTTGTGGTGGAAATGGTCATTAATAGGATCAAATCGAGATCAACATTCTTTTGATGCTGCAAGACAATTTACTGGTATAGGAGTGTCTCGTGTACACAATAAGCCACCATCTACTATTGCAGCTGGAATTGATCTTAAATTTGATTTAAAGAATAAAAATCGGAAGGGCAAACATCCTAAGCGAGGAAATAATAAACAATGGCAACGTAGGGAAGAATTTTTAAAAGAATTACAGCAGTATACAAATCTAAATCCTAAAATTCATGCAAAGCATGAACACATTACAATGATGGATTGGAATAATGTTTTTGTTGATGAAATTGACAGACAAAGATATATTATGACATCTCCAACTATTAAAAGTTTATCTAGACAAAAACGTTTATGGGAAGAGAGAGCACTTACTGTTCATGATGCAGTTTGGTCAGATCATAAAAAATCAGACCAAAAAAGAATTGACGCAGCTAGACTTGAAAAAATATCAGCGATCGTAAAGAAGTGAGTATTTATACGCATTGACTGTCAGGGAATTCTGATGTATGATAAATAAATGTTAAGGAATGGAAACATTTCTTAACAAACTAAA